ATGGTAAATGGTGTAAGTGATGCAGATAGTTAAAGAGGTATACGATGAATGATGAGCATGAGAATACGAGTAATTTTCTTCGCCATGTTGGGTGTGTTAATATTACTAATAACACCGCTAGTATTAAGTGTTTTCCTTTGTTTATTGCTTATAGCTAGCCTAGGTATTTATTATGAAGCGTTTATAGATAGACGTAGAAATAAAAGATCAAATAGAGTGTGACGTCCTTATAGCTTTAGGTATAATATCCATGTATATTGTATAACTAAAGGAACTAATATGGACATCAATGAATTACCTGATACTAAGACAGAAAAGAAATGTACTTGTTGCGGTGAAACACTTAATATTAAAAGCTTTGGACGTAGACTTACACGTATAGGAACGCTAACATATAATGGTAAGTGTAATAAATGTAGAGCAGCTATCACTAGAAAGGAAAGACAGAAGGAATGTATAGTATGTAAGACTAAATTTAACGCTAACAATAATGAGTACTGCCAAGAACATTATCCTTTATATCGTAAAGCGTACATGTTACATAATTCAGCTAAACATAGAGCTAGAAGACAAGGACTCTTATTTGATTTAACTATTGAGTGGATTATGGAGAGATTAAATAGACCTTGTGTAAGAACTGGTAATGATTTTGTTTTTGTTTACTCAGGTAACAACAACTACAAAGAACGACAACCTATGTCACCTTCAATTGATAAGATAGACCCTGCTAAAGGTTATACAATAGATAATTGTCAAGTAGTTTCTTGGTGGTATAACGTAACTAAACAGAGATTTACAGATAAAGAGGTATTAGAATTATGCAAAGCAGTAGTGAATCAGTGTGGATACAAGGCAACCTCCCTTGTTTGAAATGTGGTAGCTCTGATGGGATGTCCGAGTATTCAGATCATTATTATTGTTTTCCCTGTGAAGGCTGGTTCCCTAAAGAAGGTGTAGAATATACAAATGAACATAAGCAACAAAAACAAACTAAGAAAGGAGTAAGTATGGAAGATAGATATCTGCAAGAATATAATAGAGCTTCTTTCAAAGCTATTACAGATAGACATATTACAGCAGAGACATGTAAAGCCTATGGTGTAAAGACAGATGAAGCTGGTAGTCAATGGTATCCTTACTATGATACAGTAGGAAGTATTACAGGCTTTAAGATTAAGTCTAAGAATAAAGACTTTAGAGTAGCTGGTAATATCTCCACTTCTCTCTTTGGTATGCAGCTCTTTCAACAGACAGGTAAGTTTATTACTTGTGTCGAAGGAGAGACAGATGCCTTAGCAGCCTATCAAATGAATGGTAGTCGTTGGCCTCATGTAAGTATTCCCAATGGAGCACAGGCAGCCTCCAAGTCTTTGAAGAATAACTTGGAATACTTGGAAGGGTTCGAGAATGTTATTATTAACTTCGATAATGATGAACCGGGCCAAGCAGTAGTACCTAAAGTAGCTGAGATCTTTAGTCCTAATAAAGTTAAGATCTTAAAACTACAACAGTATAAGGATGCTTGTGATTACTTGAAGAACAATAAGCAAGCTACCTATGCACAAGAGTGGTGGAATGCTAGGCCTTTTCTAGCTACAGGTATTGTTCCTTTGTCTGGGTTGTGGGACTCTTTTATTCAACGAGGTACAGAGGAGATCATTCCTTTCCCTGAAACCTTTGGTGCATTGAATGCTATGATGAATGGAGGTATTGCACATGGAGAAGTGACAGTGGTGGGAGCATTGACAAGTGTAGGTAAGACTACTATGGTTAATGAAATCCTTTACCATCTACTTCGTAATACAAATAAGAAACTAGGGTGTGCTTTCTTAGAGGCATCCAATGGAGAAGTGGTTGAAGGGTTACTCAGTATTCATGCTAATAAAAATCTTACCAATGTTCCACCAGAACTTAGGGACTATAGTAAACTCCACGATTCTTTTGAAGAACTTTGTAATGATGAGAAGCTTTATGTTCTAGATCATAATGGTGCAGTGGATGCTGATGAGCTATTCAATAAACTAAGAGCTATGATTAAAGGACAAGGATGTGAAGTAATTATTATTGATCCTTTACAAGCAGCAGTAATGTCCAATGAGAATTCAGTCATTGATAACTTTATGGATAAGACTCTTAAGTTAGTTAAAGAAACTAATGCCAGTGTTATTATTATCTCCCACATGAGGAAGCCAGCAGTTAAAGATCCACATGATGTTAGTGAATATGATATGAAGGGAAGTGGAAGTATTAATCAGATTGCTTTCAATACAGTGCTCTTGTCTAGGGATAAGATGGCTGAAGGAGATGCAGCTAAGAACTCTACCTTAGTAAGGTTAGTTAAGTGTCGAAGGACAGGTAATACAGGAGAGGCAGGTTGGTTGTTATATAATGCTGAGACAGGTAGGATTGAAAGAGGTGATAAGCCTGAGCTACTTGAAGCTAATGGGATAGAGGAATTTTAATCATGAGCTACTATAATAACAATGATGATGATGATCTATACTTCTATCTCTTCCTAGTCTTTATCTGTAGTATGATTGTGTTAGCACCTTAATAAGGAGAATATGTTATGGTTGAGTTTATAAATCGGAATGGTAATGTAGTTGAATTCAATAGACTATTTCCTACTTGTATTGAGATGAAGAATGTAGGAGACTTTTGCCGAGTAGGTGGAGATGGGTTGGATAAACTATCTATGGTAGACCCTAGCGGTGGTCCTTATATTAGACTAGGTTTAGATATGGATTGCTTTGCCGATGAGTGGAAGGGTTTAATCGTAGATAAGATTGAGAAGAGTAAAGGAGAGGGTTATCTATTATATGTAAAGGAGGTAGATATGGATGGTTGATTTAAATGAACTAAAGAACTATAAGGTTTTAGTAGCTGACCTTGAATCAGACGGACTCTTAGATACTATTACTCAGACATGGTGTATCTCTTGTAAGTCATGGCCTTCTAAGGAAGAGGTACTTACTATTACACCTACGAACTTAGTAGACTTTAACGATGAGTTTATCTCACAGTGGGACTATATTGTATTTCATAATGGTATAGGATTCGATCATGAAGCTTTGATTAAGACATTGAAGATATGTATTCCTAAAGAGAAGATCGTTGATACACTTGTACTAAGTAGATTGGCTAACCCTAGTAGAGAAGGAGGACACTCATTAGATGCTTGGGGTAAGAGACTTGGTAATCATAAGGGAGACTTCAATGATTGGTCACATTTTAGTAATGAGATGCTTACTTATTGTCTACAAGATACTGATGTAGGTTGTGATATATTATCCTCAGTCATTAGTGAGCTACAAGGATTTAGTACTGAGTCCATTAACTTAGAGCATGAAGTCCAATGGATCATACAACAACAGATTAGGAATGGTATATACTTTGATGAACAGAAAGCCTATATACTTTTAGGTAAGCTGTTAGAACGTAAGGTAGAACTTGAACAAAGAGTACATGAAACCTTTATACCTCTACCTTCTCTTGTAAGGGACGTAGAGCCTAAGTATAAGAAGGATGGATCACTATCCATAGTAGGTTTGAAAGCTATTGACAACGCTCTTACAGTGGTAGGAGGAGCCTTATCTCTTATTGAGTGGCCTGAGTTTAACTTAGGTAGTAGACAACAGATCGCTGCTAGACTAATTAGAGCAGGTTGGAAGCCTAAGAAGTTCACTGAGAAAGGAAGTATCATTGTAGATGAGGATGTCTTAGAACATGTTAAAGGTATACCTGAAGCAGAACTTATTAAAGAGTATATGCTAGTAAATAAAAGAGCTGCTCAACTTAACGGTCAGAAGAAAGCCAATGGTACAGGAGGTGGTTGGTTATCTCACCTTCAAAGAGATGGGCGTATACATGGCAATGTTAATAGTTGTGGAGCAGTGACAGGTAGAATGACTCATAGTTCTCCTAATATGGCACAAGTACCTGCCGTTTATAGTCCTTATGGAGAAGAATGTAGGGAGTTGTTCATTGCGCCTAAAGGATATGTTGTAGTAGGTTGTGATGCCAGCGGTCTTGAGCTTAGAATGCTTGCACACTATATGAATGATCCTACATATACT